TAGTAAATGCAATCTTGGCATCCCAGAGGGTTTGAAGCCACTGGTTTTGAGTTGGCATTAAGTGTTGGTTTTTTTTTCTCAATGGATAAGGGAACATCCTCCGAGCTAGTTTAGATGCTGCGATCGCATCTTTTTTAGAATGAAAATACCCAGGGAAACGTCGCCCTGATGCCAAGTGAGTAACCCCCCAGTAATCGTCGCCAATCCGATGTACAGCGATCCACTTTCTGACAGTTGCCTTTACTTTCCATCGCCCATAAATAGTGTGGGCTATAATCGTTTTTCTCATGACTCAACCCTTGTTCTTGTAATTACTGAAACCGGAACTCCGTCCCAATCTTCCTGAACGTAATATCTACCAATCCCAGATTTGTTCATTTCCTCGCACTTTTTCCGAGCTTGATTAAATCTCGGATAAGACGCGATAATAGTGCCTTTTCCTCGTTCCCAAATCGCGTAGCCTTTCTGTTTGCTCATCTTTCTGTCTTAATGTTAATTTGGCATATTCAATAGCAAAAAATATGCCCCCTTTATACTGTTTTTCCCTGTATGGATTGGGGGCTTAAACTTTAAGCTCGTTTTAATCTCGAACCATATTGAACGTGATGGTATAGAGTCTCAACAGTTTTGAACCGATGCCCACAGTCTGGACATTTCCGCTCTCGGTACTCTTTCCTCGTGCCGACTACACAAGTCTTTTCAGCGTTGCATTTAGGACATTTCATTACAACACCTCCTCCTTCTTGTTGTAAAAGTCTTTTAGTTCGCTAATGGCTTTAATGAGAAGATCAATTTCTGTGACATCAACATACTGATCTCCGATCATGAATACGTCGCCGCCATTCTCAAGGGTGAGCTTTATAAAGAATGGGAGATAAGAACTAACAAACGTTCTCGATCCCATTTGCGCCTGTAGTTCGTTTGTGATTTCGTTAATCATTACAACAACCTCCAAGTGATAAAACATAAACTTCTGTCCCTTGTTCAATTGTTCCTTCGCTCCATTCAGGCTTGGGGATTCCCTTAGAGATTCCCAACAATTCAACAACTACCGAGGGGACGCTGTTGCCATATCCGTTAGTAAACTTGATATGGGTTATTGGCTTATCAAACCGTGTTTGATAGTATGGCTTAATTTCTCGATATTCTTCCTTTTTTTCGCCGGAAGCTATTAAATCAAACCATTTCTTTTTGATGGCTAAAGTTAATATTGTCATAGCTGTAGAGTGGTTTGAATTGGGGGAATTTCACCCCGGAGTCAATTTAGAAATCAATACCCGCAGCCGCCAATGCCTCTAAGTCACTAACAGGGGGTAGCGCCGCCATAATTTGTTCGGGTTGAATCAAGGGGCGTTTAGGCTGTAATCCTTGGATACAAAAATCTTTAACTTCAGAATCAAAGCCAACAAAGTAGTTTTTCCATGTTTCTAGTGTGGGCTTTTCGTAGCTCACAACTTTACACGCGGGACTTTTTATTTTATCCCCTGCTAACTCGCGTTTGGTAGTAAAAGCAAAAACACAAAGGGACTTGAACATCTGTGTTTTTTCACTAGCGGGAATGCCATTAACTATGGCGTGGCACGATGTTAAGTCACTGATAAATTTTCCCCATTCAATTGAAAAACTAGCTTGAGCCGCGCCTTTCAATTTGAGGCTTAAAGGTACTTGGTGCAACGGCTTGTTATTTTCGTCAAGTAAGATGATGTCGAACGCCTGGAAGTTTTGAAAGTTATCATTTTCTTTGTGAATAGCTTTCTTGTAATAACCAGCAAAAACAATATGTTCTTGTTCTTTTGTCGCGGCTTTATCTAATGCCAGAACTGGAGTCCGAGGACAAACGAGTGCGCGCATTGACGTGAACAGCAACCCTTGTTCTTTTTTGTCTCCACTTGCAAAGGCATAATCAATAAGGGTTTTTTCGTCAAAGTTTAACCATCCGGCTTTTGCGGCTTGATCAATGGGGATAAAATAACCGCATTGTGACGGGTCTTCCCCTCGCATGGCTTGAATGCGGGGAAGTTTTGCATCTGGATTGATGTATTCCTCAGACGCAAATTCATCACGGATGACGGATTTACCCTCGTCCATTGGTTTAATTTCAGTTTGCATAACTTCGGTTTCAGTGGTTTTTGTTGTGGTTTTCATTGGATTTCTGTTAGATTTATTTAGGCTTAATCGCACCGCCCCAACGCCCGACTATCGCACAATCAGGCGTAAGGGAAAAACGATTAATGGCTTAACAAATACTCAGAAACAAGACTTATTTCTTTTTTGTCGCGGTAGCCGTCATTCCCATTTATGCCAGAAAATAAACTTTTGGAATAGGTGTCTTTGACGTGGGAGTAGCCGAAAATAGCTTGATTCCCTTTGACTTCTTTCAGTATGAGCATGGTTTTATTCTCCAAGAATTGAATTAATTAAAGTGTTAAATTCTTTCATTGTTCCCCGTGGAACTCGTTTGATGATTGCCGGAATTAAAACCTCGTCAATCTCAACACATCGGGCGTTAGTCTCTTGTTCGTGAAAGGGGATTGAATCTCTTTCCTGAATAAGATTGGCAAATTCTTTAGCTAACTCTTTGACATCATCCATCACGCCACCTCCTCCTCAGTCCATGACTGCTCAATTAAGCAGTCGGCGGCGAGTTGAAATGAGCTATGGCGGGACGTGCTGTATTGATACCCTTTTCCGTGAACTAACATCTCGGAAACTGCATAATAATCAGATTTGTACTGAACCACAAAACCCAGTTTCCAACAGCCTGCATAAACTGCCGTTCCCTGTTGTTTGGCTAGTGCCACAATCGTTTCTTGAGAGGGTGAGGGTTCAGTAACAGGTTTTGATTGTTGAATCTGTTCCCAGTAATTCAAAATTTGATTGTCGGATAAGTGTGTGGCACGACCATCTGTTAACTCAATTCTCACGATATCCTCCTTATATTTGACGGCTAAAATCTCATCAGGCTCGTAGCTACAAGTACCGCAGGAATCCCACGCCAGGACTTGTACAAGAATTTCTTTATTGCTTGCCAGTGCCAAGGCTTCTTTTAATGCGGGAGACTGGACTTGAGTGGAAATTGTTGATATCATTGTTTTTGATTGGGTTTTATCCCGTAAGGCGGTTGGCACTGATGTTGTAGTCGGGTGCTGACCGCTTTTGGCTTTATGTAAATAAATCTAACACGAATAAAAACTTATGTCAAGGGGTTGACGAATATTTTTTTATGGGTTAAGGTTTAGACATCTTTTAGTTGAAGGAAAAAATGGAAACCAAAAAGAAAGATAGAGTAAGACCCGATGAATGGGTACATGGGGAAAAGAAAAAGCAAAGGTCAATGATGTTGACTGACTCAGCAGCAAGGCTGTTAGGGCAAAAAGCCCTAGACCTTGGGATCACAAGATCAGAGGTACTGGAGCGAGCTATAAGAAGCGGTGGCTTAGATTTAGCCGATAGTTTTCAATTTGCAAAAAACAATTAACCCAATCACCCTCGTATGTTTCAAATCTCAATAACGGTCACAGTTTTGGCTTTAACTATAATGCTGCCATTACTGGCTTTGGAGTCAGTCAACAGAGGAAGTGGAAGGGGAGAAAACAAGACCCCACCGCCAAAAACTCAAGGGTTTGAGTATGGAAAATTTGCAGCGACAACACCAACAGATGAATCCCCAGAACGTGGGGACGGGAGACGCGAATGAGAAGTTTTATTTCAATTACAAAATTAGCCTTGGTGCATCCCAGCAAGTGGGAAGTGGAGGCTGCATGATTGTCATTAGAAGCGGTGATAGAACAAGCCCAATCCTTACCGATTGTCGGCTAAGTCCCAAAGCAAACGCAATACTGGCTTTTATTCTTTCCCACCCTACCCCGTGGGTTTTAAAAGTTAACGATCTTTGGCATTCAGAAACAGATGATAACTCGGTATTAGGGAGTTTGTCCGAGCTTTACAAAACGGATTATTTACTATTTTTCCGGTGGCAACTTCTGAGTGGTAATTGGGTAGAGGAGTATTTGATTTTTGAATCCTTGAGATTGAAAAATGACTACCTTCGAGTCCTTCCAGATGATAGGAAGCAATACATTTGTGACCCTCGCCCACCAGCTTATAAACGATTGGGGGGAGCATGATTGACAGCATCATTGACGAGCATTTTGGCGGCTATTCCGTTGTCCGTGTTGATTATCTCGAAATAACTGGGGATGCTTGCGCGGCTCAAATATTGCATTCCCTAGAGTATTGGACAGCCCACCGATTCAGGGAGATTGAACGAATAGAGCAACAAAACGCCGAGGCAATCAAAAACGGGGGTCAAATTACTCCGGTTCCTAGCGAGTGGCTTTATGAAAAGATTCAAACCTTTGTCGATGCCATCTGTGGGACGTTTAAGCGCAACAAAGTGATCGAGGCTTTGAAGCTATTGAAAAATAAGGGTTTCATCGAAAGCAAACCTAGTTCAATCCCTAGAGATCAAACCCTTCTCTACAGATTCAACATTGAACAAGTAGAGCAATCATTGAGGGAAGCCAAGGCTAGTAAGGGTTTTAATTCCAAAAGGAAAACCAAATCCCAGAGTTTATATCTAAACGATGAGAGTTTAAATTCAAACCTCTCCCAGAGTTTAGATTTAAACCGCCAGAGTTTAGATTTAAACAGTGTACAGAGTTCAGATTTAAACTCTGATCTTTATATAATTCATGATCTAAATATTCAAGTCTTAAATTCAAAAGACCCCCTAACCCCCAAAGGGGGAACCGGACTTTTCTCTCAGGACGGGAATGGGGGGAACTTGACCGGAGGGGGAGAAGAACGCAGCCCCAATCCAACTGAACCTCCTCAAGCCATACAACAGGGCGCACCTGTCAAAACAAAATCTTGTTCCGAGGATCAGACATCCGCCGCGCCGACACCAATTTATAGTGTTCACAAAAAGGAACATCAAGCTCGGATTGTTGCGATATACCAAGCCAACAAACCTACAGCTTGGCAACCCGTTAGCAACCTACACAGGGCTATCCGAGTGATGGTAGACGGTCTTTTATCCTCTGAGGACTTTCAAGGCGATTTAGAGGCATTTTTGACGCGCTTAGAGAATGCCTTACTTGAACTCAACGATCCGACTTCTAAGTTTGGTTGGTTCCGCAGTCAAGGAAATTTAGGGATAACAACCTTACTATCCAACTATGGCAAGCATTTGATGGAATTTAGCAACGCCTGGACTGAACGCCAAAACCCACAAATTCGATCCACCGCGCTCCCCGATTGGGCGTTAGAAGCTCAAAAAGAAATCGAAGCCCGACAAACCAAAAAGGCAGGTTAAAAATGGATATTCAAACACTGACCCGAAACATTCAAGACCTTCAAGCGCACTTTACTCATCTTCAAAAACTATCTCCTCGGACTCTCAAGGCGTGGTGTGTCCACTTCTCGGAAAACTTATCGGAACAGGAGTTGGAGTTAGCTGTTGACCGGGCATTGATTAACTACGGCTGCAATCACGACCTCTCAGCTAAGGAATTAGTTGAACTAGCTAAGGGTTCCGATAAAGCAGCAATCCTAGACCGATGGGCAAAAACTTTAGAGGCGATCGCCAATAACTCCCTAGTCGATTTGGATGATGCAACTCAATACGCGATAACCCAGTTGGGCGGCATGAGTTACCTCGGATCACTCCCGAACGCCACACTGCAAGGTTTGAGCTTCCCTTTTCAGGCTCACGTTCAAAAATATTGGCAATCACCCCCCAAAGAATTTGAGCGCCCGGTTGTGATTATCCCCCGTGAACAAATCGAGTTCAAGCCCGATGGAAAAAAACCGCAGCTTTCAGAGGAACAACGGGTAAAAAATCAGGAATTTCTAAATAACCTGATCGCCACAAAAATGAGTAAAAACGGAGCGAAATAATGGAAGCAGTAATCATGCAAAACGTCGAGGCTGAGGAAGCTGTTTTAGGAGCCATTCTCTTAGACCCCGAAGCTATGGGGAGAATTGCAGAAACATTAGAACCTAAGTCTTTTAGCTTGCGATCGCATCAAACGATTTATAAGGCAGCTTTAGCTTTATATTCCGAGGGAGTAACACCGGATTTGATGACCGTCACAACTTGGTTATCCGATCAGAAATTACTTGAAAAAGCCGGGGGGCAATTAGGGTTAACCCGACTATTAGAGCGCACCGTTTCTGCCACAAACATCGATCAATACGGTCTATTAATCTCGGATAAACAAACCCGAAGAAACCTAATTGAATCTGCTTACGAAATTATCAAACTAGCAGAAGATACCAGTCAACCTTTAGAGACAATTCTCCAAAAGTCAGAGGAACAAATTGCTAATATTTCCCAATCAAAATCACAACAGGATTTAGTTTCGATTGGTGAAACTTTAATTGATACCTTTCAAGAAATTGAAGACCGGAGCGAAAGCAAGATTCCCCCCGGTGTCCCCTCTGGATTTTATGACCTCGATGCTATGACTGGAGGATTCCAACACACCGACTTAATTATTGTGGCAGGAAGACCTGCAATGGGCAAATCGAGTTTGGCTTTAAATTTTGGATATAACATTGCCAAAAAAGGGCTACCCGTCGCGGTCTTCAGTTTAGAAATGTCTAAAGGTCAATTAGTCCAAAGACTATTATCGAGCGAAACCAAAATTGAAAGTACCCGCATTCGTTCAGGAAACATTCAGCAAGAGGAATGGGAACCTTTGACAACCGCAATTAGTTCCTTAGCAGAATTACCGATTTATATTGACGACACCTCGAATATTACCATCACCGAAATGCGTTCTGAAGCTCGAAGATTGCAAGCCGATAACGATGGAAAGTTAGGCTTAATTCTAATAGATTATCTGCAATTAATGGACGGAGGAAGTGATAATCGGGTGCAAGAATTGTCAAGAATTACACGGGGATTAAAGGGAATGGCAAAAGATTTAAACGTTCCTGTAGTTGTCCTGTCTCAGTTGAGTCGTAGCGTCGAACAGCGCACCAATAAACGCCCAATGCTTTCAGACTTGAGAGAATCGGGTTGCTTGACGGGTGACAGCTTAATCACATTAGCAGATACTGGATTACAAGTACCTATTAAGGAATTGGTAGGTAAATCAGGGTTTCTAGTTTGGGCATTAAACGAAGAAACAATGAAACTGGAAAGTGCGGTTGTTAGCAATGCTTTTTCTACTGGGGTCAAACCTGTATTTACCCTAACAACTCGGCTAGGACGAAAAATTAAGGCAACTGCCAATCACAAATTCTTGACAATTCAGGGTTGGAAAAGACTGGATGAATTAAGTCCTAAACAGCATATATGTTTGCCAAGACATTTATCGACCGAGGGTAAACAAACTATGACTCATTCAGAGGTTGCATTGTTAGGACATTTAATAGGTGATGGTTGTACGTTGCCACGGCATACCATCCAATACACAACCAGGGAAATTGATTTGGCTGAAAACGTTGTGTTGATGACTAAACAATTATTTGGAGACACTATTGTCCCCAGAATTTCCCCTGAGCGCAACTGGTATCAGGTTTACTTACCAGCCAAACAACGATTAACTCACGGTGTCAGAAACCCTATAGCTAAATGGCTGGATTCTCTCGGAGTTTTTGGATTAAGGTCTTACGAAAAGTTTGTACCTCAAGATGTGTTTTTGCAGCCAAAAGAGTTGATAGCTTGCTTTTTAAGACATCTTTGGAGTACAGACGGTTGTATTAAGTTGGTTGCAGGGAAAAAACCGAGACCCATTGCTTATTATGCAAGTAGTAGTCAAAAATTAGCGTCTAATGTCCAGACACTTTTATTAAGACTGGGTATTAATGCAAGACTCAAAAGAAACCCCCAACTCGGCAAGGGTAGAGATCAATACAATGTCATCATCACAGGCAAGATCGATTTAGAATTATTTGCTCAAAATGTTGGGGCAGTAGGAAAATACAAATCAAGTTCACTACAAGAAATATCTGAACATTTTGAAGATTGCATTCATAATCCTAATAGAGATGTAATTCCCAAAGAAGTTTGGAGAAATCAAGTTGTACCCGCAATGCAAATTATTGGGATGACAACACGAGAAATACAATCTCACATGGGACAGTCCTACTGTGGTTCTGGGCTTTATAAGGCAAATTTAAGTCGAGAGAGAGCTTTAAAAGTTGCCAATATTGTTCAATCAGATGAATTACTTGCTCTTAGCAATAGTGATGTTTATTGGGATGAAATAGTCTCAATCATCCCTACTGGCGAGGAGGAAGTTTTCGATTTAACGGTTCCTGGACTACATAACTTTGTTGCCAATAACATTGTTGTTCACAACTCAATAGAACAGGACGCGGACTTAGTAATGATGATCTATCGAGATGATTATTATAATCCCAACACTTCGGACGCGGGAATAGCTGAATTAATTTTAGCTAAACATCGCAACGGCCCCACCGGAACAGTAAAGCTATTGTTCGATTCTCAATTTACCCAATTTAAAAATTTAGTACGGGGGATGAACTAAATGGACATACTTGGTTGGGAAGACTTAGGAAGTATTATCAATTGGTTTTACGAACAGCAGAGACAAGGCAAAACTTCCTTTAAAGTTCAAGAAATGCGCGATAAGTTTAATTTGAATATTCCAAATTCAAACACCCGAATAAAACGGTTTCTTAAGTTTGGAATCATTAAACCACTAACTTATGGCAGATACGAAATCGAACCACTGTCAGAAGAAAGAATCCAGGAGATTAAAGACAAAATCATCCCCCCTAATCCCATTTTTAAAACCTATTATTTCAGGGGAAGACAACATACCATCGAATGGATTTACCAAAACCAAAACCCCCCGATGACCCTCCAATATTTTGCTCAAAGACTTCAACGGGGGTGGTCATTAAAGAAAGCCCTAGAAACACCGACCCGAAAATACAAAAAAGAGGTTAATTAACGCCATGACCGCAGCAACCAAGAAGATATTTGAAAGACTTTTAAAAGTCGGTGACTGGGTAGAAATTGACCCTCACAAACACCGCCCAAACTATTTAATTAAGGGAACAGCTTGGCGGGTTGAGGGATTTAATTCAATAAAACAAACCTGTCAAATAACTAACGAAAAAACAGGGAATTTGCATAGATCGGAAACCCTAGATTTTGAGGAAGTTTCCGATTCAAGTCCATTCAAAAAAACTGATATTGTCCAACTTAAAAGCGACCATCGATATATTGGGCGGATTGTTAATTGTCGAAGAAATAAAATAACAATTGAATGGGCATGGGGTGGAGTCCGAGAATCCCTGGACTCGGACAAAATAAAGCTATTTGTTCGGATGGTCAGGGGGGAACAAATATTGTTGGGTGATTACGTTTTTAAAGAAGGCGATCGCGTCAAAACTACTGACAGAAATTTAGACAGCATGACATTAATAGTCCGGCGTTGTTTACCATCTGGAATGGTTGAATTAATGGCTTCAAACAATCCCAGTTTAATCCTCCCCGGCTGTGGCTTAACAATTGTTGAGGAGGATTTCTAATGCAAATGTATCTTCCTTTTGATGATTTTGTTGTCGTCCGTGACGGCAACCCATTGGCTGCCGATATTGCTAATCGTCATTATTCTCGAATTTGGCGAGGCAATATTTGTCAAAAAAGATTTACCCCGCCTGGAAAAAGATTGATTTTGCTGGAACCTATGGGGCGTTGGTTGTTTGTTTGGAATGTACAGAAATATCGAAAGGATAATCAAACGGGGGTTTGTTGCATTCTTTTTCGGAACGAATCAACAATTAAGTCCTCTGAAATCATTCTCAAAGCTGAAAAAGCATGGGATGAACGTTATGGATCAACCAGAAAATTTACCTATGTTCACCCCAAAAAAATTCAATCAACAAATCCTGGCTATTGTTTTCAGTGTGCTGGGTGGGAAAAATTAAACCAAATATCCTCAAGGGGATTGATCTTATTGGCAAAAGACATTCTTGTTGAGGAGGTAGCATGACAGACTTAAAAACACCGGAACCCAAAGATTATAAGACCTTTGAATTATTCGAGGTTGATTACGATAAATGGGTTGATCAACTGTGGGAAGAGGAGGATTTCTAATGCTAACATTTGCAACATTATTTACAGGCGGTGGTGGCGCAGATTTAGGCCTAGAGTCAGCAGGATTTAAGTCTATTTGGGGAGTTGAGCGAGATCCTAAAATTGCTAAAGTTGCCCAAGCAAATCTCCCTAATACTAAAATATTTAATTCTTGCGTCGGTGAAATTCGCACTCATCTCATGGAACGGGTTGATCTGCTTTGGATGAGTCCCCCATGTCAGCAATATTCAATGGCGCGGCGTGGTGATATTCCTGACCATAAAGATAAAGATGCGGGGCTTTATTGCTGTGATTATATTGCAACATTGTCTCCTCGATGGGTGGTTCTTGAGAATGTACCAGGATATTCAAAATCACCGACTTTTGAGGCGATATTGCGATCGCTAATTGATTGTGGATATCGCTACCATTGGTTAATTCTTGACGCGGCGGATTATGGGGTTCCGCAAAACCGGAAGCGGTTAATCATGTGGGCAGTCAAAAACGATCAACCCCTCCCATATTTTCCTGAATCAAAGCCTAAAAAGGGATGGTATCAAGCTATTGCTGATTTAATCCCTGAGATGAGTGATTGTGAGCTTGCAGACTGGCAGATTAAGCGACTGAATGAACTGGGTTATTTACCAGAAAAAGCCTTGATTGATATTGGGAAACAACTCATTAGACAGGCTACAGTTCGGGAGTCAAACGATCCAAGTTTTACTATTGTGAGTGGTCATGTTAACTCGCATTCTCCTATCCTGTTAATCCCCCGAGCAGGCGCTTGCATCAAGAATATTCTCCCGACTCCGCAGAACAAACCCTGCCCAACAATTCGAGCTATGAAGGATGTTTCGACCCACTGGGCGGACATCGTGCAGGGAAGCCAAATTAAACGAATTAGTCAAAAAGCGACGGCACGGCTTCAGACTTTCCCCGACTCCTATCAATTCCCAGAATCCAAATCTTTAAGCCAACAAATAATAGGAAACGCCGTGCCTCCGTTATTGGCTAAAGAATTAGGTTTAGCAATCTTAAAATCAATTAACTAACCATGAAAACATTAACTAAAGCCAAAACCAAACCCGCTAAAAAAGGATTTCAACCCGCCCAAAAAATTCATGCCAACGACCTCCACACATTCTCTTGTGAATGTCTCTGGTACGATGCTGCCACCGACGAGGAACTATTGACCGAATTGTGGACAGTCAAACTCGATAAACGGCGATTTAGAACGGATGTCCGGCAAGCCATTGTTACGGGGTTGATCTATTGTTTCCTGGAAACCCCAGAAGCAGTAGAGCGACATATTAACCGAGTATTTTTTTGGAATAATAAATCAAGGGCTTATGAGCCATTGGGGGCGGTGTCAGACTTGCCGATGGACGGATCTAGTCCGGTTGATTTTGAAGCCGATCCGGTGGTGGCTTATGAGCGATTAAAAGCCCTTTGTGTCGAGATCGAAGTTATCAAGGTTGACGATTGCTTTTGCTCTTGACTAATTTGATACTCAAGATGGGATGATCACCCATTATTGTTGATCCAATATCTGACCAATTCCGAGAGGGATAGATTTCTTGAGGATGCGATCGCCTCTAGCCTTTCCCTCTCGATTTCCGAAAGCATTACCAGAATAGCCTTTTGGCGTTTCTCGGCTTTTTTCCATTTACCCCTTGACATATTTTTAAATTTTATATATGATTTAAGAATAACAAATTTACAGGGACGCCGCCGTCAAATCGGGCGTAAAATGAAAAACTCCACAATCTCAACCGCCAAACAAGTTTCCAAAAGAATTTCTCAATTAAACAATTTAATAGTCAAGTTTGCTCGCGTCCGAAGCCTAATTCGGAAGTGGGCTTTTGAATTGACTGTTTTAGAAGGGCGGTTAGAAGCCCTGAAAGCGGTGGCGGTTGTGGAGCCTAAACAGTTAACTATTTGGGATATGAAACCTGTGGAAAAAATTGATTGGTTTTTTCCTCCCCTTGTGGGGTCGGAAAAGCAAATTCAGTGGGCGGATAAACTCCGCCGTGATTTTGCTGAATATTATTCTTCTCTGGGTGGCGAACCTGGAGAGGGTGAAGTCAAAATCAAGAAAGCGGTAGGGATCGCAGTTTCAGCTAAATTCTGGATTGAAAACCGCGATTTTTGCGAAAAAATCGCCTGGGAAAATATGACCCAGATTTTGAAGAAATTACACGCCTTGGTTGACGAATCCCAACCTTGGTACAGCGATTCCGATCAATCGGAATTCAAAGAAGTATTGAAAGCTAAAAAATCAATCCTCAGATTATTGAGGATTGACAAAGCAGGGATCGTCGCCTGCTGCAATCAACAAAGCCAAAACAGGCGCTTCAATGGATAATTTATGGGCTGGGTGCGATGCCTTAAATCCGCGCAAAATCAACAATATAAAGGTCTAAACAACTAACAATTTGGGATGTAGTTATGGAAACAGAAGGGACAAAGCAAAACCCAATAAATATCTTTTTCAAAGAGGATGATGAACTTTTGAGTCTCTATCCACGCGAGGGGTCGAAATTATGTAGCGCATGGCATTTAGCTTGCGGGGACTGGATAGACGAATCGGGTATCGAGCATGACGGTCGGGATAAACCCATTTACGAAGGTATGGAGCTTAAATGGCTCCAACTTCGAGACGGGCGTTATCAACTAGATCCGGATCTAATTCTTTTGGAAAAAGGGTGGGAATGGGATTCCCAGCAAGGAGAACCAGTCAAAATCAAACGTTAGTTTTTTGGCTGGGTGCGATGCCTTAAATCCGCGCAAAAGTTAACGATATAAGGATAAACCATGACAGAAGTTAAGGTCAATTGGAGAAATACAAACCGCCGTCTATTTCGTAGCTATGGCAGAATCAATCAAAACGGGGATTTTGTCTACAATGGCAACTGGCAAGCCATAGACGACCATGACCCTATCCGTTATGCAGAGTATGATTTTGAAGGGGAAGATGGGCGAGAGGAAATTATCCCCAAAGGAAAGTTTAAATTTGAAGGTGAAAATGAAGACAAGCGAATAGAGCTACTACACGCCCGTTACCGTCACTACGACGGCGATCTACCAAAAGGTCTAAGCACACTTGCTTACGACCCAAATAATCTAGGGATTGAAGCAATGATAGTCCTGGATGAAATGATTGAAAGAGGTGAAAATAATTGCTTGGGAACTTCGTTAGAAGGGGTGATAGTTCGCCACCACAAAAGGGCAAAAGGCAATGATTATCATAATGTATTCGTAGCTGCTACAGCCCAACAGTGGGAAGCTGCGAAACAATATTGGGAATCAGGGGCTTTTGATTAAGAAGTTAAAACCATTGGGACAAAAAACATGAACGCACTAACATTGAAAGACTTGGTATCTCAAACCGATAATTTTGAACCCGAAGCTATTGAATTGGTATTAAATCGCGTTGATGAATTTGACGCTTTGGGTTTTGGTATTGACGTTGTTGATTGGGAAGTCATAGGTACTGGCAACAGTAAACAGGTCGGAGTCTTATTTGATATGAAAAATGACCGCTATGGCTACTACACCGATAATGGTCAAACCGTCTTGGTTAAGCTAGATAAAACCTATACAGAATTATCTGATTGGGGTAATTGTTGGGATGATTGCCCTGAAGTCTTGAAAAATTGGGATTAATTGATCAACAATTGGGATCTCAAGTACCCAAACACCCAAAAACCCCGCGATAAAAGGGTTTGACTACATTGAATATACCTTGGGGTGGTAGGGGTCGCAGGTTCAAATCCTGTCGCTCCGATAGACGCAAAAGCCAGATTCTATAAAGGGTCTGGCTTTTTCCCGTCTGATGGTTGATAATCTTCTATTAGACAAGATTAGACAAAATTAGACAAGGTTAGACCGATAATTGATCATCAATTGTGACTCAGAAGAAAGCACCCAAGGGAAGCGTACAGGTCAAAACTACCATCAGTTCTGCGGGGGTGGGGTGGCTCCGGCTGGTTTGGAGTCACCAGGGCAAAAGATATTTTTTGAGCTTGGGATTGGAGGATAACCCCCTAAATCAGATGGTGGCACAACGGTTGGCTTTGCAGATTCAAGGGGACTGCGCCACGGGAAACTTTGATAGTTCCCTAACCAAGTACAAGCCACAATCAGAAATGGAAGTTAAACAGGCGACGGTTTCAGTTGTCGGATTAGTTGAACGGTATTTGAATTACAAGCAACAACAGATTGAATCAGAAACGCTATACAAATACAATCATTTCTTGCCTAGAATCCGAGAATATTTTAGTAACAATAGTTTAACTGAAAAATCCGCTTTTGGCTTTCGTGATTGGTTGCTACAACACAACGAACCCGCCACAGTTAGGGAAAGAATTGTATTCTTAAATGCTGTTTATGAGTGGGGGATTAAGCGTCAATTAGTTGAGAATAATCCCTGGACTGAAGTATCGGTCAAGGTTCCTCCAAAACGACGGTTAAAGCCATTTTCAATTGAGGAAATCAAACGGATTTTAGAAGGGTTTGCAACAGATCAATATTATTCCCATTTTCTCCCCTACGTTGAGTTTTTGTTGGGTACAGGTTGTCGACCGGGGGAAGCAAACGGGCTACAGTGGAAACATATATCAGAAGACTGTAACGAGGTTTTAATTAGCTGCAAATTAACGGTATCCGGTCAAAGGAAATCGACTAAAACTAATCGCGATCGCTTAATTCCACTTCCCCCTCGCCTTCAAAATATTCTCAAAGCAATCCGTCCGATTGACCCCGACCCGGAGGCTCCGGTTTTCGTCTCCTTGACTGGATTGCCAATTGATTCCCACAACTTCAGGAATCGGGCATGGAAACAGGTTTTAGCTAAGGTTGGCGTGGAATATAGAAAGCCCGGAAACTGCCGTCATACTCTGATTTCCCACGGGTTATCACAAGGGAAAAGCCCTGCTGAAATGGCAGAACTCGCAGGGAATAGAATTGAGACTATTTACAATAATTATGCTGGGAGCGTGATCCACCGACCATCTTTACCAGTATTGCTCCCAGATGACGAATAAATTCCATAATCTGTTATAAACTGGGGAATAGTTATATAGGATATTTTTTATGAGACCCCACGAACACAGGCAAGAAATCAAAGCTAGACTCAAGCCAGAAGATAGGGAGAAGTTGAAAGCCCTAGTTGTTGGCATGGGTTATCGGTATTGGAGGCAGGAGTCGGCGGAACCCGCATGGACAGAATTTCTGGAGGCGATCACCCGTGGCGATATAATTCTTTACAAAAAAGTCGGGGGAGGGGGTTGACCTTTTGGGATAAGTGGGGTACAGTTATAAAAGTAGAAGGTTAAAAATTAAGCGAGTAAGACGATGAAAATGACACTTCCGACCGCCGACGCAATCAAAGCAATCCGCCGCAATTTAAAGAATGCTTATCCTGGTATTCAGTTTCAAGTCAAAAAAGCCCCTAATTTCTCGTTGTCTTCGCGGCGGGAAGACCCTATTCACATTACCTGGTTTGGCAATCCTAAACCCGAAGATGTAGATGCGATCGCCTCAAAATACTATGACAGCGAAAACGTAAGCCTGTATCACCACACATCATGTAACTACTAAATCACCACAACAAACAGGAGACAAACCAATGACCACTCAAACCGAACCGACCAAGCTCAAATGGCACAAACCAGAACCCAAGCATCCGGGTATCTGGGAGGCTCAATACAAAAAAGCCTACGCCGACAACTCCTACGATAACGTTACTGCCACGATCACAATTGAAAAGGATGATGACGGATGGTTTTTTAGCTCCTCTGAGGAGTGGAATAGCTGGGAGCTTAATGGCATCCTGGGTTACAAAACATTAAAAGAGTGCAAACAAAAAGCATTAGAAGCCGTTGATGTAGATATCTGGACTTCGGAAGCTGCGGAAGCGGAATCTGATCCCGACTACATCCAACTCAAGAATGAAGCGATCGCTATGAAGAAGGAAGTAAGTGATAGTTGGGCGGCGTAAAAGTTAAGCAAGTAAGGCAGCCACCCTACTTGCTCTCAAGTCAATCATTTAAGAGGAGTATACCATGTCAAGCAAAAAACAGGTCAAGCAATCTTTAGAACTGACACTAAGTTTAGCTGAATCACTAGGGCCATTAACACGGTCAGAAGCTAAAGAGTTTTTTGGATTATTGGGAGAACTCAATAAAGTTTTCAGTAAAGTAGTTGACCCCGATGCTCACGACCTAAAACCCGAACCCAGTCCCGAAGTAGTTAAACATCCCATTGATTCTCTGCTAAAAAAAGGTAAAGTTGAGTTACCGCAGGGACGTTATAAGCAACTGATTCAGATTCATGATCAGCTTGCCATCTTCAAGATTAAATTCTTGAGTGCGAAGCAAAATCAGAATGTCACCTGGTTCCCCCTTGAGTGGAACGGGGATAAGTCAGCCGCGTTGTACTTGTCATCCTCTGAGTGGTCTATCGCTCCCATAAAGTACCGAGATGACAACGATTTGACGGGCGAGTGGGAAGGATTTGATCTTACTGAGTTCATGAGTATGAACTGCCCAGAGTTTGATCAAGACGAATATTGATTTCATGGGAGGTCTTACCCTCCCTCCAAGAAGTAAAGCAGGAGAACAAATTATGCTATATCGCATCACCCGAATCAAAACCGCACCCGACAGAAAAGACCGTCAAGGGTATTATTTAGAAGCCTTGAATGAGTTAGAGGCTTTGACAAGATTTCATAACCAATTCCCTGAATTTGTAGGGGAAGAATTAGAGTTAGAGGAATGGAATTAAAAGACCTCTAATTCAACTTAAAACTAACCAGGGGTTTATATTCCCTGGTTTTTTGCTGTTTATCTAATCACAGGGACAGGAATAATCCCCATCAGAATGCCAGATATTTCCTGAAACATTCGCGTAGTTGTTTGCGTTGCGTTAATCACAATCCAGTTATTCTCCCTCGCCAATTCAAGATATCCAAACCGAACCCGATCTAAAAAAAGCAAGTCTCGTTCAACCTTGTCCAGAGGTTTGTCGAGATCGCGGCGCACCGCCACCTCAACAGGACAATCGAACAAAATCACCATATCGGGATCAATTCCCCCCGTCGCCTCGTGATTTAGCTTCCTTAAATTATCTAAATTAAGCCCGTGCCCATACCCCTGATAAGCAAGAGTTGAATCCGTGTATCGATCGCACAATACCAAATCAGAATCTTCTAACAAATATCTAATCGTGGGATTGTGTTTAATCCTATCCTTCAGGATTAATTTAAGCTGCTGCTCCGGTGTCAAAAGCCCATTCTTTAATTCAAAACGAACGTCATAATCACAGGGTTCTCTTGTGATGTAGAACTTTAACTTTAACGCCGTGAAATGGTCACAAAGTTTTCTGATTTGGGTTGTTTTGCCACTGCGGTCAATGCCTTCAAAAGCAATCAATTTACTCATTTCATCCTCATCCAATTTTTAATCAAATCATCTTTAATCATACCTTGCCTTATTAATTCAATTATATATTCTCTAGCTTCCTCCAATGTCAATATATCCACATTACGTTTAATTGTCGCAAGTTTAAATTCTTGCTCCATTGTTAGCTGTGTTGGTTCCATTTCCGTTGTTATAAGAATATCAACACATAGATTATATCAAAAAATATTTTGATTTTTATATCTCTTTAATACAGAATCAAAATATTTTTTTGATTTACCTGTTGCCAATTGCTCCTGATAATGGATTTAATTTGCCAATGCGTATAGTATAGAAATATATAAATACAGCAGGAGATGGCACAATGCGCGACTATATAAACAGAGTCCCCGATTATGGGGAAAAGAAAAAGCCTCACAATCTGAGTTTGACCGACACGGCGTGGCAACGGCTTGATAAATTAGCTGCGCTCTTGGGAGTGTCCAGGAGTGAGTTCGTCGAACGCCTATCCCGTGGGGCGATTGCCCCACAAGACTTACAAGCCTTTTATAAAATTTTTTTAAAAAAAGGTTGACAATTTCTAAAGTATGCGTATATTATAGAATTTGTAAACGCACAGAGGACATAACGCCATGACAGTCGCAACCAAAACCGCCAAAACCGCCAAAGCTCCAAAAACCCCTGAGTGGAAATGGAATGCGGTTTTGGGGTGTGATGCCCTAAAACTCCCTACAAAGGGATGTCACGTTGACAACAGAGGAAACGTCTGGAAAGACGGCGACTCCATTGGTAGCGTCACCCCGTTACCAAATTCAGTTAAGGTGACACCCCTAGAATGGGTTGTCACCCACGAACAAAAGCAGGAATCCGTTTCCTGCGAAAAACTACACGGTGGTTACCAAAAAACCGCCCGCCCCACCCGTCGCAAAGAATCCCCTGATGGGATGCGGGGAGGCAATTCTCAATGGGGTGAAACCCCTAGCCCCAAAGCCGTATTCGTCGCGGACGAATACGAGGTCTTAGTCACCTACTCGGTAACTAAAGCCGTAAATCAATTTGGGGAAATGATAGAGGGAAAACCCAAATTTCCCAGTGCCACTACCATCGCCTATGAAACGGGCTATGGGGAAGTCACGGAATATTCCGTGACGGATTTGGCAGTCTTAGACTTGCCATCGGAAAAAACCGAGAAGGTTTACACAAACCAACGGGAACACTTCTATGCGGAGGCTATCAAAGTTGTCAAAGAATACCTTGACAATTTAGATAAACCCGTCGAAGGGTTGTTAAAAGTCGGAGACACTATTAATCACCCTGTCTATGGACAGGGAACTGTCACAAAAGCCTTTGGGACTAAAAACCCGCTGTATCAATCCGTTTGTGCGGATTTTGCCTGCGGAAACAAGATGACAGCAAAGTGCGATCTTGTTTGACTAAGACAGTGACCGCAGGTTAGCCCCTAACTGGGTTCGATTCCCAGTGGTCGCATTCCCGAAAGGGATTTAACCAACACAAAGGTAGAGACATGACACTAGCAAAAGGACTGAAAATCTCCTCAGACTACAAAAAGGCGGTGGGGGCGTACAGAACCCAGATGGAGGAGGCTGGGTACGTCCTGAGTACCTTTAATGGTACTGACGTATTTATACACAAGGATTTTCTAGCTTTCGCTAAGGAGGCTGAGATGTATTCGGATTTCCCCGATGGGGCGATCCTAGAATATGTTTAAGTTAACAATTGCTTTCGCAAGTTTTAATTTGTATTTACTTAGGTTTAACCCCTCTAAATATTTAGAGGGTTATTTTTATTTAGTTGGCTTGGGATTGGTAAGAATACCTCCTTTTGGTGAACCCTTAAAATACTCACTTTCCAATATGTCAAAAATACTTGCCTGTCCATTCTTGTCTCTTGGCAATTCTTTTGGCGGTGGTTTTATAATGTCGTCGTCACAAATAAAAACAAGGTTAATTTTCTCGCCACCATAATAAGACTTAAACGCTTCAGTCAATGCGTTTGAATGGCGATGAGTAGAGGCTAGTTCTTTTATAGTAGAGTTATTGATCTTTATAATGGCAACCCCTTCTACAACAGCCATTAAACGAGTTTGCTGTCTAAAAAGGGCTTTTGTACCCCGTGGCTGCACGTTATCTAATATTGCCTGATAATCAGGAAAGTGATAGGCTATTTGACCCCCAAGGAGTGAGGAGAGTTCTTTTAGTGCGGATGCGTATCCATCCTTTGTTGGTGAATTCATTTTTTATTAATGTTTACTCATGGGATTAAACCCTCTAAATATTTTAGAGGGTTATTTTTTGATTATAGGGATAGGGATGTTGATTTTGTATCAGGGGGATACAAAATCAAAAATAATTAAAGTTATGGCTTGACATTCTAAGAAGTGGGGGTTAATGTAGAGAAAAGGCAAGGGCAGAGTCCTGATTTCGCGGTCTAACTCCACCCTTGCAGTGAACAAGTCACTAAGAGGATCTTATCATGTCACTCAACTCAAAAAAATCCCCGTTGGCAGTCCGAGTCCGTAATGCTTCTACTCTACAAGAGGCAATGTTTGAGGAAGGTGTTGACCTCGTAGCGGGTCAGTTAGAAATTATCTTCAATACCAATACCCGCGAACTAACGTGGGAAGAAGTCGAATACATACAATCACTTTTTACAGCACCTAATTTTCGATGGGAGTCAAAATCTTTTGATGTTGAAATCTTTGAACAATTAATTAAAGATAAGTCGAGAGGGGCGCGGTTTATCGCCTATCAGGTAGTAGAAGCCGAGAAGCAAGACAAGCAATTTGACATGACACAAGCCCGAAAAGATTGGGCTGCAACCAAAGAGCTTCGGCGTTGGGCAAAGTCCCGAACTGAAGATTTAGCCCTTTGTGGGTTGGGCTATAAAAAAGTTTTAACAACTAATGGGTGGGAACCACTATCTCGTCACGTCAACAGTTACACAGGCGAAAAAGAGGAAGACTGCGAACAAATCCGTTTTGCTGTGGATACCGGAACGTTGTTAGGTTTGGGCATCCGCTTTGACTGGCAAGCCGAGCGATTTCTGAACCTCTACAAAGAGGTAATGAACTCCAAGAGGTCATGGGGTAGTTGCTATCAGGTTGACCATGCGAAAGTATTGGCGATCGCAACAACGCCAAATTACAATAAACTCCCCTTGTGGGTTAAAAAGGCAATGGTCAACGCCGATGCCTTTGAAGTTAACTCCGACCGCATTGGCAATATTTGGCGACTTCCTGATTGTGCCCGCGCCTGGAAATGGTGTGGAAATTTGCCTAAGTCCATAGCCGAACGAGTGGGACGGATGCCTGTCAAGTCTCGGTTGTTGGCTAAATTTGCATGGGAAGAAATCATTGAAAAACGTAGTGTAGCGTGGCAATCTTTCAATAAAGTCAATTGGACGGAGTGGGATGGAACCCCGATCAGTCGTCATGAATTGACAATGGAGTTCTGGGCTACATTTCGAGCTTATTCACAGGCGAACTTTGGCGAATTATTACCCTATATTATGGGCGATGAAAAAGGAGAGTGGAGTCGCAGCAATTATTCCCGTGAGTATTACATCAAAAAACATTACCAAACTTTATTAGAAGTTGCCCTAAATCTTCCCCATGAGTCACTTCCATGGACTAAATTAAATCAGTCTAAAAACTCAGATCAATTATTACTGGGCTTAGTTGATTTCCTTTCTCCTCAGAAAGCCTGTGAACACCTGTTTGGTACAACAGGAAAAGCGACGGTCAAAGCCTTCCAAAATAGCTCCCCCACACCCCGTAAATGGGCGATGGTGTTGGTTAATGGGAACGCCGATCTACTTCAAAAGTATCTCAACTTACCTGAAGATTCCGTTATCGGGTTTCAGGAAGATACAATCCCCTTCCTGAAATCGTTGTCTTCTGAAGTGGCGTTACGGATGATTCAGACCACGACTTTTAAAGTACGGGGTGAAGTAAATAATGTCGATAGCAACTTAGTCCGTGATGCGGGCTATTTGTGGAATCAACTTAATAAAGATGGTGTAGGCGCACCGGAATTAGGGCGGGTGCGGTGTTGGCTAACTGTTCATGAAACACTGGCTAAAGAGTACGTCCGCCGACAACCGGACTATGAGTTAAAGGTTAACCCCGACTTTAAACGGGTGCAGGGACTCTGTGCTATTGACGGCAGTTGGGAACTGGAAATCCCAACCTGTAACGCACAACTCAAGCTATGGGGTGAGCAACTATCTCACTGCGTTGGGGGGTATGGTCAAGCGGTCAATAACGGACGCTCGATTATCCTTGCAGTTCGGGAGCGAGGACGGGTGACTCACACGGTTGAGATGGTAAAACGCGAGTATGGCTACCACTGCCAACAGTTTTACGGGTATCGGAACAACCCCGCGCCCGATGAATTAAAAGGTGATGTCCTCTCGGCATTACAGCAAGCCAACCTCTGTAAATAAGGAAAACTCCAATGACAAATCAAATCGTCTTAATCATTCTCGAATCTCTGTTAGGTGCTGGCTGTGGCATCCTCGCAGCTTACCTACTCCGCAAATTTAACTAAAGGAAACCGCCATGAATATTAACAACTACTCAGAAGTTCTCAAAAAAGCCTACGAATTAGGCAAGGCAACTCACCCCGATGCACCGAATCAGCATCATTGTGCATTTGCTAATAGCGTCGCCTGTTTCGTTACAGGAGCAAGTGGGGGATATGGGGGGCCGTCAGTCCGAGAGCACGCTGCCGAGCGGATGGGGAGCCGTGAGAAACGAATGGGAGATTGGGGTTTTGTGGAATCGGTTAAATTCTGTGAGTCTCCCTGTTATGGGGAGTTGACGGAATTACACCACGTCCTATTCCGTGATGAATCCTGTTTTGATGATTCAGAGGGGGATTTGGAGGTTTTGCGGAGTCGATTTCAAAAAGCATAAGAACTGTCTGATTTGTGGAGTTAAACTTTTTCCACAAAACCGTTCAGGGTATTGCAAACAACATCGAGAGCAAAACCCTGAACGCAGGAAAAGAAAAACCCACAAATATAGACACAGATAATCTTAAACCCTCTAAATATTTAGAGGGTTCTTTTTTTGATTAATTTAGACTCAGTAAAAATAATTCCTGATCCTCGATGACTCGCCATTCCTGTCTATTTTTTAATTTATGGCGGGTTCGTTTTTAAGTAGGGGTCGATCCTGTCAAAAATTGATATAATAAGGAATACCCCCGCGACACTAGAAATGTCCGGGGGATGAGTCAACCTATAACGCAGGTCAACTAATGCAAAGTATATCAGTTTTTGTTTTTGAGCAAAACTCCCTTGATGTCGTAGTCATTGACGGACAGCCTTGGTTTAACGCTTCACAAGTTGCTAAGGCGTTGGGGTATGCAAATCCATCAAAAGCCCTACAGGATAACGTTTCAGGTAAATATAACCAGCAGTTAGATTTAGGTAAACCAGGTAAAAGCCCGAACTTTATCAGTGAACCTGGACTTTATCAATTAATCATGCGGTCAAACCTCCCAACCGCCGAAAAGTTTCAGGAATGGGTTTTTGAGGAAGTCTTACCTTCTATCCGAGAAACAGGTAGTTATACCCACAAAAGAGCTATCACCCCCCCGTCATCGTTTGACGCTTTGGAATACGCTAAAAAAGCCCTCTCATTATGCGGGTTAGAATCTCCCGTTGTGGAGTCATGGGGACTGGTTACACTCGCCTCTAAAATTGACACCGCAAACCGTGAGATTTATCTTGACGCTCAGAAATTAATCGCGTCCAGTATCGAGTTACCCGAAACCCTTTCAACCGTTACAGAGGTTTGCTCAGTATATGAGAGTGACGGCGTTAAAATGACAGCGCGAGATATGAATAAAATGCTTTGTAAACTGGGTTTACAGGTGTCAACTCGTGACGCTAAGGGGCAGATTCAATATCAACTCACGGAGTCAGGGGATGGGTTAGGGAAGTTAACTTTAACCTCTACCAGTGAGGGTAAAAACGTGGCTCAGTTAAAATGGTATGCGAATAAGTTGATTCGAGCTATTGGTGATCGCGTCAAATAATATCTATGTTGCAGCCCTCTTAATTGAGGGTTTTTGAGTATTAAACAATTAAAACGGAGATTTACAATGTATAACTATTCTGCTATGGAAGTCAGAATCAAAGCCCTAGAATCTGAGGTTGAGCATTTAAAATGTATTGCTCAAATCAATGAAGAACATTTTAAGATACAAACAACTCTATTTAACGAAACGATTAAAACCTTGAATAACAGTGATTCTGTAATAACTGACAGTAACAACATCAACGAAGTTGCGAACAATATTCATGCAAGTATGTCAGACGGAGATCACTATGATCCTCCGTTTACCTACAATGAAGCCTATCTCAAGTGCGAAGAAAAACATGGGGACATTTATCTTAGCGAAATAGATGATTTGCTTCATGCTGTTATTTTATATACTCTTGAGAAATTAAAAACCTATGCTATTGAGAGTCCAAACAACACCAATCTAGTTCGGATAAATATTGACATAGAACCCGATCTCTTAGCTCAACTGAAAATCACAGCAAAAGAATATAAGATATCCCTAGATAAAACTATCAGTCATATTCTCAGAAAAGAGTTTTAACAATTCCGTTTCGACACCCTCACAAAACTTGACAGTTGCACGCTCGGCTCTGATAATATTATTCATGTGGCTATTTCCTAATTAATAGTTACCTCCCCTGGGTATTTCCGTACCGCGAGGGGATTTATTAATTGCATCTTATTTATTGGGGATGTCCAAATGCTAACGTTCAAATATTGTGATAAAATAGAAAGACAACACAAGGCACAATACTAATGAAATACTATTTTGATACCGAATTTATTGAAGACGGAAAGACCATCGATCTAATCTCCATCGGAATCGTTGCAGCCGATGGTAGAGAATATTATGCTATTAATGAAGATTGTGATTTTTCCAAAGCTAGTGACTGGGTTAAAGAAAATGTAATTAAGAAATTACAGGAGAAATATCCCCAACCGCCGTGGGAAAATGGCTCTTTAGATAAGTGGGAAAAATCAAAGTCATGGAAACCTAAAAGTCAAATTAAAGAAGATGTCGCTTTATTCCTTGGTTGTCGCCATTCTTTTTATATTCCTAACTCTAAAAACTGGATTGAAAAACAATATTGGAAACTTCCTTTTGTAAACATAGAAACTAAAGTTGAATACATATTAGAAAAAGACACACCCAAACCAGAAATTTGGGCTTATTATGCCGATTATGATTGGGTTGCCTTTTGTCAATTGTTTGGCACTATGATGGATTTACCAAAAGGTTTCCCCATGTACTGCCGAGACATAAAACAACTCTGTGATGAACTTGGCAACCCCAAGTTACCAGAACAAGGGAAAGGAGAGCATAACGCTTTAGAAGATGCTAGATGGAACAGAAACGCCTATTTGTGGTTAAGAAATTATCAAATTAATGGAGTCCAATGATAAAACAAATAACCGGATTTACAAGACAAGAGGCAATTCAGTTAACTAACTGCACATCAAGCCGAATTGCTTACCTAGAAAAGATAGGGTTAGTAATTCCAACACGTCACGGAACAATTGGTGGCAAACCCACGGTTATATTTAGCTATGGGCAACTATTGGGGATTCAAGCTGTTCGGGAATTAAGGCTAGAGGAAGTACCATTGTTAACGGTAAAAAGACTTGTCACCTTTTTAGAAAATGCCAATCATGCTGATATTTCAAAAGATAAATTATTGATCGCAATGAACGAAGATATTTTCTGGGTTCAAAATGATTGGTCTGATTTTGCCACAAATATGCCAAAAAGTCTCAAGAAAGCCAGTAAGGAAAACAAGAATATTTCTTGGTACACATTGATAGTAATTCCAATTGGAGATATTATTAATGCGATTTTTAATATGGCTAAAAATTCAGAAGCAATTAATCTTCAGGATTTTCAACAAAGGATTAATAATTAAGCAATATCAATCCTAGCTAATTAATTAACTCCCTGCTCTCAACTTTCCTAATTCTTGTGGGTGATACAACATTAACTCTTTAAATTGTTAGTAAATATCTTTCTGTGTTTTTAAATCTTTAAATTTATCCTCTAAACATGGAACTGTGTTTTTTATGATATTAACCAACTGTGGAGACAGATTGAATCGCTTGGTATTTATTTCAATATAGATATAATTTGTTATAATAAAAAAGTATCCCCACAGCACCGGAAATGCTTGGGGATTGAGTCAACCTAACACTAAAACGCAGGTCAACTATGGCTATTATACCACTACTGTTAAACGGGATGTCTCATGTTATCCCTATATCGGGAAAAGATTCATTGGCGACGGCAATTGTTCAGTCGGTCAACGCACCAGACCTTGACTACCGCTATGTATTTAATGACGTAGGGGCGGAACTTCCAGAAACCTACGAATGGATCAACAAAGTTGAGTTAAAGATGGGATGGGAGATTGAACGAGTTGGGGAAAGTATTGAGGATATAATTAAAAAATACAATGTCCTTCCATCGCGTCGGATGCGGTTTTGTACTTCCAGTGGGAAGATAAAGCCATTTGAAAAACTATTTAAAAAACAGGAGTCCGTAATAGTCTATTACGGACTCCGTGCTGATGAACCGACTAGAGTGGGCTATATTCCCCATAGTAATATTGTCCCCAAATACCCGTTAAGAGAATTAGGTATAACACTCCCTATGGTTTTGTCTATTTGTAATTCTCAAGGGTTAAAACCTCCCACTTTCTTCTGGCAGGCATTGTATAACCGAGTCTGTGAGGAGATGGCTAAACGATGCCCTTTATTTGACTGGAAAAACTGTATTTCCGAGATTGAATTTGATTTCTTGTTTGCAGGGAGAAGTCGATCAAATTGCTATTTCTGTTTCTTCCAACGGCAGTATGAATTTATTTGGTTAGAGGATGTTCACCCAGACTTGTTTGAGAATGCCACTAAATTAGAACAGTCTCACGGGAAAGAGGGTTATACATGGCTAAAGGAGTACAATTTACCTGATTTATTAAAACGCAAGGACGAAATCATTGATAAGCGGGTAAAACAAGTTTGTAAGCACATCGAAAACCGGATGAACAGTCAATTATTCGGTGGTATAGAAATCGACAACGAACTTGCTTTTACTGGGTGCGGTTTGTTGTGCGGGAAATAAGAGAGGCTTAAAATTGTAGCAGGTGGTTTTTACCACTTGTTACAAAGTCTCAAAACAATCGCCATGAATAATTTGATTTGCATACATAATAATATTAGTTACCATTGCATTTTAATATTATAATACAAACCCAATATCTTCACCAATAAAAAACCCAACAATCAAAAAGATTCCTGGGTTAGTATCGTCCAATTTCATCAGTGTGCATCATTATTATAACATCATATTTCATCATCAATCATTGCCGAAACCAAAGGTTTTCTTTCTGGAAACAGGTCTTTAATTGACTCTACAGCATCAACATAACACTGACCGAGATATGTTCCATTATCCGTAAAACTATCGCGGGTCTCGGCAACAGCCCACCATCCAGACCGACTTCTGAACTCAATATACCAATAACCATAGTCGGTATTTTCTCCCGTTGTTTGGGATATTAAATTATTTAATTGTTCTGTTTTTGTTTGCATTCGCAACATCATTTCCTCTCTAATTTTCCCTTGAAGTTCCCAGATATCTTTTTTTATAATGTCGTTCATCTGATTAGCTAATCTCATTTTATGCCGTGAATCCGTAACATCCTCGTATTCGCTTATTAACATTTGCAACGACCTAATATCCATGTCATCCCACCTCAAAAGTAACAACGTTCCACTTTAATTCTACCTGTTCCCTAATCCATTTGTCCATACACGAATTAACAAAAACTTGATAATCCCCCCTAGAATTTAGCCAAAGTTTAGGGTATTTATCCTTCAATTCCTTAATCGTGAAAATCTCCTCAGATGCCGTTACCTCCCTGTTGAGTGCTATTAACTTAATTATAGTAGAATTTTTCATAATAAAAAGGATTCTTTATTGGTCAGGATGGTGTTTAACACTTTTTTTAAACTTATTAATAACTGCAATAGCTTTTTTATATTCTAAATTCAACTTCTGATTTTTTTCTTGTAATTCAGCTATTTGATTACTAATACTTGAATTGCTCTGCTCTTGTAATATGGTTAACTTTTCCTTTAAGTTAATATTCTCAGTTTCGATTTTGCGAAGATTGGTTTCTCTGTATTCAATCTCCCTTTCAAGAGTCTTAATCTTCCCTTGAAGTTCCACAATTATTTTAGCATTTTTAATATCAAAAATTCGATTAATAGCAATCCCGATTACGCTACTACCACTCAATAAAATACCAGTGACCCCCAGGACAGTTTGGACGGTTTGGTCTGGTGGTGTGGTTGTAGTAATCTGAAGAAAGGTCAACATATTAGGACTTATAGGTATACTTTATAGATAACACAATTCCCACAAGAGTTGAGAAAAAATTCCCGCAAATTAAAGCAGAAATATTCCCGTTTTGTTCAATTCCTATGGCTCCAAAAAAACCGAGAACAAACAACACTGAAAGGATGTGGCAGATATTCAATAGCAAATAGCAAGCCACCCAAACCGGAGAGCTAACATAATGATTTTTTTTCAACTTATAAACAAATACCCAACAAATCACACCGCTAATCCCCACCCCCAACATCAAGGCGTTCAGGAAGTCTATGCTTTCGTTTACGAAATAAATGGAAGTTTTTGGCGGGGTAAATATCACCCCAAAAAACCCTAATAAAATCATCACCAAGAAATGATGATTAAAAAACAATGCTTGACCCAAATACTTAATCTTAAAAACTGGTTTCTTGTATCTCTCATATTCAATCAACGTCGGGAAAGTCCTGTTTTTTTCTCTTTCTTTCCTTAAGTTTTTTGTTCCGTTCATAGTAATGCTCCCACACCAAAAACAACGATAGAAAACTGATAAAAACCTGAATAACTAAAGTCGAAACCTTGATATATCCAAATTTTTGATAGCCAAATTTATTTAAACTATCAAATATCAGCATTATACCACTGTTAATCAATAGCGTTGAACTCAAGTATTTATTTAATTTTCTATCATCAAAAAATAAGAAGATGCCATTAACAATAGAAATTAGTCCGGCAAAAAATAGCAGGAGAATATAGCCAGAATTGTCGATTGTCAATGGCATATTATTATTGTACTAACGGGTCGTTGTCCATAGATTCAAGTGCGACTAATTCCGCAGCTAATTTTTCTTTATACTCCTGCTCAAATGCGTCAATAAAAACAGGAACAAAAGCCTCAATAGCATCGTGTAGCCCTGGATATTTAGCTAGTGGAATCTTGATAATTCCGCTTTTATTTGTTGGGATTGTATGACCCGTTTCGTGGTCAACCATGACGATTACATAACAAGCCTCGATAAACTCTCGATTGACCTTTCCAGTTTGAGGATTTGCAGTTTCAAACTGTTGACGATAGACAATTCTATGCTCTTGGTAACTCATTTTTATGCTCCTATTAATCCGTGAGTTGTCAAATCATCAATCAACGCTTTTACTCTTTCAGCTAATTGTGGAAGAGTGACGGTTGACGTGGCAAAAGTTGTGCGGGTTGCAGTTCCCGTTGGCGCTACCCATCCGGTTCTTCTAGTAGAAATAACCTGGGTTGCGTTTAAAGACAAAGCACCTCTGAAAAAGTTATTGGTAATATTTGAATCACCAAAAGACATCGTATTTGAGCCGTTTCCGGTAGCGTTACAACCAAAAACGTTCTCATTGGTTGCGTTTTGGGTTCCTTTTGTCGATGCACCTATAAAACAAGAGTTGTTGGTAACAGAAATTTCTGTTACACCGTCAGACTGAAATCTTCCTGCATTATCACCAAAGGCGGAGCAGCTACTACCTGTGGTATTAGCCCTGAGTGAATAAGCACCAAAGGCGGAGCAGTTAGTGCCTGTGGTATTAGCCTGGAGCGAACCAGCACCAAATGCGGAGCAGTTAACCCCTGTGGTATTAGCCCTGAGTGAACTAACACCAAATGCGGAGCAGCTACTACCTGTGGTATTAGCCCTGAGTGAATAAGCACCAAAGGCGGAGCAGTTAGTGCCTGTGGTATTAGCCTGGAGCGATTCAACACCAAAGGCGGAGCAGTTACTACCTGTGGTATTAGCCAGGAGCGAACTAACACCAACGGTCGTATTTGAACTTACCTCCCCTGCTCCCCTCCCGACAGGAATTAGATTATAGGAATTAGCACTTATGGTATCCGCAAAAATAGCCCCCGTAATTCCCAAGCTAGCCGCACGAATCGCACCCGTTGTGGGACTGGTAGAAGTTGTTGCACTGGTTGAAACTAAGTCACCTGTTACAGTTCCACCGGACAAGGGTAGGTAAGCTGCGGGTAGTCGGGCAGCATTCAAGGTTCCGGTTGAAATATTAGAAGCATTTAAACTGGTTAATGCTTCTCCAGAGCCAACATAGCCAGTAGCAGTAACTGTTCCTACCACATCAAGTTTAGTAGTAGGTGTAGTTGTACCAATTCCAAGACTTCCCCCATTCAAATAAGAATTTCCAGAAGCGGTGAGTGAAACAGTTGGTACGTTTACTGAACGAAGGGTCAAAGTTCCGATGTCATTTGTCGCGCTTGACCCCTGTAACTGAGCAACCGTAAACGCACCATTGGACACAGCAAAACCATTAAATTGATTGCTGCTGACGACAATAGCAACCCCCCCAACATTAATAGTATTTGCAAAAATAGCACCCGTAATTCCCAGGGACGCACCACGAATCGCGCCCGTAGTGGTAGAAGTTGATGCAGTGACACTGGTTGAAATCAAGTCCCCCGTTACTGTCCCACCCGTTAGGGGAAGGTAAGAATTAATATCAATTGAATAAGTCCCGTTCCCTGTTTTCTTGAGAAATCCTGGGGTGTCAGATAATGCCTGAATTGCAATTAATTCATTCCCTATACTATTAGTCGAAACCGCAGTTACTTGACCTTTGGCGTTAACAGTGACAACAGGAATAGCACTGACACTACCAAAACTGCCAACATTGCTATTGACTGTCTGCAACGTCATCACACCCGAAACGTCAGCACTCCCATCGAAACCACTAATCGAACCAGTTATATCCCCCGTCGTTGAAATTGTCCGGGCATTTGTTAGTTTTAACGCCTCCCCCGCCGTTGCCGAGCTTGATATTTCAACATAAACAGAACCCGACCATCGGTAGGTTTTGTTGTTATCTTCGGTGACATAAATTTTGCCAGTCTCACCCGCAACCGGAAACGTTGCAAGGTTAGCAAAATTCAAGACATCATCAACATAGGATGGCAAAACCGATGCTGAAATTGTGCCAGTCGCGGCGTTAACAGCCGTTAAGATTGTATTATTGGAAGTTAATGATTTTGTGAAACTGGCAACCGTTGGATCGGTTTCAGCTGTAATCACATTCCTAATTAATTGTCCAACGCCCATCTAAAACCCCCTTATTAGTTCAACGGATGCCCCTTCTGGAATAACGATTGTGATGGCGGGATGTCGCGCGGGTAAGCATGACTCCAAGTTAACAATATCGTTTATTCCATTTGTTGCTGTTTTTGTCAGCCCATTAATTGCTACAGTTCCGGTTAAAACAGTCATATAAACATAACAACTACCTGCGGGAATAGTTGTTGTGCCTGCTGTTAAAATCCTCCAATCTGCTGTTAAGTTGGTCGTGGGCAACTCAACCGGAATCCTGTTATTAGAAAGATTCGGTAATTTAGCGTTTACTGCTTCAAGGGTTGTTTCTTTAGCCAAGCCAGAGACATCTGTAGACCCCCCTCCCCCTACGCCTTCACTCGATATAGCACGATAAACCTCCCAGTAGGGAAGTGTCTGTGCAGGGTGCTCCAGTGCTTCTATTTGCTCTCTAATTAAAGCAGCCGCATCCGCTTGTTGTGTACTAATATCAGGCATTTTTCATAAAAACAAGTATTTATAAATAATTTTAACCCCTCTTTTATTGATTGCATTTTCAATTTAAGAAATTCCCACAAGAAGCGGGTCAGAGTAGTTCACGAAATTATCAGAAAAATGGGTTTAAAACCCCGTCGTTCTACGACGGGGTTTTATTCTATTTTAGAGTATACTAAAGAAGTGCTCGTAAGCAACAAAAACAATGAAAGCCAGGTATCGGTACAGAATCTACCCAACAGACCAACAAAAGAGGCTGATGTCTCAATTGTTTGGTTGTTGTCGTGTAGTTTTTAACGATGCTTTAGCTTACTGTCAAGATCAACACCGTGCGGGTAATAAAAAACCTTCTAGCAGTGAACTCTCTAAAAGACTGACAGAACTCAAGAAAACCGAGGAAAAAGAATGGTTAACAGAAGTTTCCTCTGTTCCCTTGCAACAGTCTTTGAGAGATTTAGAGCAGGCTTATTCTAACTTTTTTAAATCCTGTAAAGTACAGAGAAAAGGCAAAAAAGTTAAACCTCCCAAATTCAAAAAACGTAAATCTAAGCAATCAGCTAGATTTACCGATAACAGTTTTAAACTCTATCCTAATTCTGATTACATTTGCCTAGCTAAAATAGGTGATGTAAAAGTAATTTGGAGCAGAAAATTACCCGCAGTTCCTTCTAGTGTTACCCTAATCAAAGATAGTGCTGATAGATATTTTGTTAGCTTTGTAGTTGAGTTTAATCCTCAACAATTACCCCAGAATGGACAAAGTGTTGGAATTGACTTGGGAATCACTGATTTTGCTACGTTAAGTAATGGTGAAAAAGTTAAATCACCTAAACCTTTAAAGAAACAATTAAAGCGTTTAAGAAAATTACAACGTAATTTATCAAGAAAACAGAAAGGTAGCAAGAGAAGGGAAGTTACCAGAAAGAAACTGGCTAAACTTCACGCCAAAATTTCTGATACCAGAAATGATTTTTTACATAAACTTTCAACCCAGATTATTCGTGAGAATCAAACAATAGTCTTGGAGGATTTGAATGTTTCAGGAATGGTTAAAAATAGGAAATTAGCCCGTGCTATTTCTGATTTAGGTTGGCGTAGTTTTAGAACTATGTTAGAAGCTAAGTCGGTCATGTACGGGCGGGATTTTCGAGTAATTGATAGATGGACTCCCACTTCTCAAATTTGCTCTTGCTGTGGTTTTCGCGGTGGCAAAAAAGAGTTAAATGTTAGAGAGTGGATTTGTCTTAATTGTGGAACTTCTCATGATCGAGATGTTAATGCTGCAATTAATATTAAAGTCGCCGGAGGACTTTCGGAGACTTTAAACGGACGTGGAGAGAAGGTCAGTCTTTCTGTAAAGAAAGCACATCTCGGCGAAGCGTCAACCCGTCCAGAATTTCAGCAGTTGTCAATCTTTGATTTGTTGAAATAGATGGAATCCCTGCCCGTTTTACGGCGGGGCGGATGTCAACCAAATACTAAAGCGTATTTTTTAGCTGAGTTTTCAATAAAACTCAAAATGTCAGAATCCATCTCTAAAATCCCTTGGTGAGAGATGGATGTCACAGTGTTTGTATAATAATATGCGACTGTGATCAAATAACTCCCATTCGCAAAACCTGAAGTCCCACTGATGGCAGTTACAGAGTCAATTACAGGGCTATACAATCCCAATTCTGAAACAGGAACAGTAGTTGCCACTCCGCCAGATCCAGTTAAAGTAATAGTTTGAGTCGCTTCGCCTAACTGCACTGGAGTGGTAAACTTATTCCCCCCTACCCAAATCCATATATCTGTAGCATTGAAGTTCCCTTTTGAATTTCCTGCTATGACATCAAGATAGTCGGATCTGATATTTGTGGGATGCGTTAATTTAATCTGCAATTGTATTGAAGGGCTTAACGTTACATTCCCTGCCACAATTGCTTTTCCGCAACCGTTCAATGTCCCGACCTTAGCTCTTAATGTTTGACCCGACCCTAGCTCCGAAACTGCAAAACAAGTCCCATTCCCGTTAATAGCAACGATTTGATTGGCAGTGTTGGCAACCAGCCCAAAGACACCACGCTCTCCCACACCAATAAATGATCTGCCATTTACTATTCCCGATCCTGATAAGGCGATCGCACTCAAACCCGTATCAGGGACAATCCGACGTAGATCCAATCCCGCACTAATCAAATTACCAATGATTGCAGCCACACCCGAATAATAGCCAACACGCTCCCCGATTGATAGACTAACTTCTATCTGAGCATTCTCGGCTACTCTCCCCCCTAAACTTGCCACGTCAACCTGAATCTCCACAGCAACTAGATAGGCATATCCCGATGGCAAATCTTTCTCTAAAATTAATCCCGAATTGTTGTTGGTATAAGTAATTCTTTGGTTAATTCCCGTCATCTCCCCACCCCCAGGGGCGGAGGTATCCAGAGATCCATCGGTCAATTTGACGTACCCCAAAAATGTCAAATTGACCGCACCCGCACCAAAAAACAGATCAGTTAAGTCCGTATCCCCCCACGATATCCCTACTGATATGGATCTCCCCGCAAAATAGGGAGATGTCGTTTCGTTTCTTAGCCAAAATTTGACGGGCTCGGAATAACTTCTGTCAACCGCATAATCGGGACGGATAATAATTTCTTTTTGCTCATCTGTGAACTCAGAAAGCAACCTATCACAGCCGTTTACCGAACGAGTTGATGTAACTAAGGTTTGGAATTCTTGGGGATAAACCCTCAGCCACTGACTGTCTTGCCATTCTCTGATTTCTCCCCATTCGTCAACGTAAACCCGCATCCCGTCGATTTTATTAACAGGGATTTGAGAGGTATTCGCTACGCTTTTTTGGGTAACGAAGTATTCATTTTTGTTAAGTGTTAGCGTCCCAGGTAAAGTATCTGAAGCTGAGTAAGTGGCTATAACATAAGCAGCTAAATAGGTATTTGTCGGGGAGAATGACAGCACATAGGAGACTGGATCATACCCCTCACAGTTACAGTTAGGCACAATTACAGTCACACCTTGACCCGTTGTTAAATTGATGGCGGTTGGAGGGGAATACAGGTTAAATCCTTGGCGGTTCCGCATCTGCCAATACAACGAACCCGAAACCGGAGTTGTTAAACTTCCCGAAATTACTGAGACAACCGGAGCAGGAATTTGAGAGGGAATACCAGCGTAAGTCAGCATATTTTATTGTTTACCCTTGTACTCATTTATCCTTGAATTACTTGCCATTTACCATTGTGTTTAAAGGCGATCGCATTCCCTGTAACCACACCTTTAGCTACAAAACTTTTACCCATCCCAGAGAATACAGATCCACTATTCCCCAGAGGGTAAGCCTTGCCAATTAACACTGATTTGTTAAGAGCGTTTAATCGACTTAAAGCCTGAGATGCGATTTGATTTACCGTCGCCATGCTACTGATTCCCTTAACGTTCTGGTTCGGTTTGTTGCTCTTACAGTTTTCCCTCCATATCTGCCCGTGATGGAACTTCCTGAAATATTCCAGGTTGGCTGTCCACTGCTTAATATTCTTAAAAGTTTGGCTGCTAATTCTCTTTCTTTTGGGGACGACATTTAATTCCTCCGACCGGGGACAGTTGAGGGTAAAACCCCTCCTAAAGTAATTATAGTGGCATTATTGTCTACCTTTGGATCTTCCCCTTGGTTATTGTCCGAACCTTCGTTAGATGGAACGATATCTTCTATTGTTTCAATACGAATAGATCGACTGTCCGACAATCCTAGTGTTAGCTTTGTGCCGTCCGTTTTACAGATTGGATCTAATCCGTAGGCATTCTGACTTCCATCATATTCAAGGGTATAAGAAGCCGACAAGACTCTAAATCTTCCCTGAAACCTGTTTCCACTAAAAGTGCAAAAATCCCCGCCTTCAATATTTGGGAAGTGCCAGCTAACCGTTCGGGTTTCTTGGGTGCTTTGAAGGGTGTTAATTGTAAGTTGAGTTTCGGCTGCTTTTTTTGCTTGCTCAAGGGTAGAAGCAGCCCCAAAACTTAGACTCTCTCCCCCCTCTGTTGCCCATTCAGGGATTGAATCAGAGTAGACAAAGTAGCGTTTTCCGACACCTTCTTTTGTCGTTACAACACTTTTTGTATAGGTTTTTTTGGGTTGCTGTTGCTCCCATGTTGTTTTCCTGTATTGAGCTTCTGGGGGTCTACCCTGAATCTCCCGATATCGAACATTCTCAACCCCATCAACAAACCCTGCTCCCGATGCGGTTAACTCCACTATTTTCTCGGTTGAATATTCGTCGTTCTTTTTAGTCCAAATTGATTGATAGTAACTTTCCTCTCCTGTAACAAGTGCTGGCAGAGGATCTTCGCTGGTTGAGTCGGGGTGAGCCATTACTGCAATCGAAGACGCTTGGCGAGATTCCGTCCAGACCAGCATTGGCTCTACAAAATCCATGTCGGCAGTAATTAAGCCCACTTTCAACTTTCGATTAGAGCCCTCTTCTGGGGGTGTAACCTTTGAGAACATTTTTCGCTGCATTTGCTCGTCCATTTCATCCCAAAAAACCCACTCAATGCTGTAAGGGACTGTATCCTGCCCATAGTCTGCCCGCATTGATTTGATGTAAAAGCTGGTTTCGTCCCGCCTGTTTATCTTTTTAAAGGTAACCACTGGAGCCCAAGGCCCTATGAGATTCCCGTTGTTATCTACCTCCATCTGACTTGTATCGGTATCCCCTCCCTGCTCCTCTTGTTGAAATCGGCTCAACTTCCATCCAGATGTGACAATACTTGTTAAATATTTAGCGTTTGAAACCTTAGATTGAAGTCCCTTCACTGAATCACCTCTTCCTAAATATTCTTCATAATCTGGATGCACAGTTAACTGATATTCTATTTCTTTTGTGTTCTGAGGTGTAGTAAGTGTGTAAGTCGGTGGTGAAATCGCCTGATAATAATAGCGAGTTTCCTGGTATTCGATTAGTTTCCAGTAATTTCCTGGGTTAGTAATCATTAATCCATCGGGCGTTTCAATAAAATCTTTTAAATAATAAGCAAATCCCCAGGTTTCAATAACCTCTCTGTCTGTTTGCCCGTCAATTGAGTAGGTTGTTCTCCTGACTTTCTTTGGGCCGGATTGGTCTAAGTTGCTATCTAAACTCCTTA